ACTGTCACTGGTCCAACCGGTCCAACCGGTCCAACCGGTCCAACTGGACCAACAGGCAACGCTTCTACAGTAACAGGCCCTACTGGTCCAACAGGCGCAACTGGTGCTAGTGGATCTGCAACATTTAGCGGAACTACAGATGCAACCGCAGCGGCAATTACTATCGACGAGGTTGCTTACTCTGCAATTACTAGATTGTCTGTAACGAATAGCGGCTCTTCAGCATATCTTTTTAACAATCAGTACAGTGGGAACAATCCAACAATTTATGCAATTAGTGGAACAACAATTGCTTTTAATTTAGCAGTGACTGGACATCCTTTTTTAATTAAGACTGCATCTGGTGCAGCAAATTACGATACTGGTTTAATTCATGTGGCTACCGATGGAACAGTCACTACAGGTTCTTCCGCTCAAGGTAAGGTAACAGGAACTTTATACTGGCAAGTACCAGCTAATATAAGTGGTGCATATGCTTATCAATGCTCAATACATAGCGGAATGCTTGGAGTCATTACGATTAAGGACATTTCAGCGATATGATACTAGAAACCGTAGGCAACTTTGAATGGAAAGCAGAAGAGAGCGAGAACACTCCACTGCTTAACCTAACTATTAAGAACATTTCTGAGAACAAGACGGTGTTAATTTCAGATGTAGTATGGGCAACTGGACGTGAAGATTTTCTTGAAGGTGTATACAATACAGCTGTAGAAACCCTTGAAGGAGCAGATCACTGTTGCTATCAAGGAAAAGTTTCTTTAGTAGAGGGGGAAACTAATGAAGCATGATAACCATAATCATACAATAGTTACTTCTACTGATTGGTCATTTCCTGTTACAGAGATGCAGTTAATGTGGGTTCTTATGGCTATTATGGCAGTACATCATATCTGGATGTGGAAGAAAAGGAGATGTAAATGCCAGTAAAACGCCTTGGAGTCTTAGCCCCCGCCGCGAACTCGACACAAGCACTAGTAACCTCCGACGTCACCTGTGTTGCGTCAGTAATTGTTGCAAACAGAGGAAACGTTGATCTCAATGCGACTATCTACATTGAGCCAGTCGCTACTCCAGGAAACCCATTAAATTACGTCTACATTGTAAGCGGTCTAACTGTCACAGAAGGACAGTCCTTCGAGTCGTTTAGATTTGCACTTGATGTTGGAGATAAGATCTGGGTTAGATCTACTACCGCAAACGCAACATTCTCTGCTACCGCCGCATATGAGTCCACTGGACGCGCAAACATTGTTTATCAGTCTACCCAACCAGGATCACCGCAGGTTGGAGACATCTGGGTTAATAGTACTACTAACGCAGTAGGGCTTTACACTGGAGCAGGCTTTAGTACAGTTTCAACCATTGCGCCAACAGGACCAACAGGACCTCAAGGTGTTCAAGGTATTCAAGGTGTAACAGGACCAACAGGGCAGACAGGGTCAGGAGTAAGTGTTCTCGGCTCATACGCGACTTTGAATGATCTGACAACTAATGACCCAACTGGAAACGTGGGCGATGCATACATAGTTGCAAACGACCTTTACGTTTGGAACGAGCAAAACTCCGAGTGGTATAACGCTGGACCTTTCGTCGGACCAATTGGGCCAACTGGTCCGCAAGGTGCAACAGGTGCAACTGGTGCTGCCTCAACAGTCACTGGCCCGACAGGACCAACAGGACCAGAAGGTGGACCAACAGGTCCAACTGGAGCGACCGGTCCAACAGGTCCAACTGGTGCAACAGGTGCAACAGGTTCTGCCTCAACAGTTACTGGTCCAACTGGTGCGCAAGGTGTAACTGGTCCAACAGGACCAACTGGTCCAGGAGTAACTGGACCAACAGGACCAACTGGCGCGCAAGGAGTTTGGGACACAGCTCAAACAATTGAAGTTAAATCTGACACGTACACACTTGTTTTAGCTGATGCTGGAAAACTTATTCGATGCACAAAAGGAACTTCAATGTCCATAATCATTCCTACAAATGCAGCTCATGCCTTTAGCATCGGGCAAAGAATTGACATCATGCAATACGGAGCTGGACAGGTAACTGTCACCGGAGATACTGGAGTAACCTTAAGAGCAACTCCAACTCCTAAGCTAAGAGCAACGTACTCATCAGCCTCAATAATTAAAATTGCAGAAAATGAATGGGTCCTCGCCGGCGACGTAGCCCTTACATAATTAGGAGTAAAGATGCCATTAACCTTAGGTATAGCAGGTAGTGCTGGATTCTTAAAAAACAACGCCGAACCAAGGGCTCTTGGATATAGGGTTAACTATGTATCCAATCCTTCCTTTGAGGTAAATACTACTGGTTGGTCAAGCGTTGCTTCAGCAACTCTTGCTAGAACAACATCTGAATTTAATACAGGGGCAGCATCTTTATCGGTAACTAACGCTTCTGGTTCTGCTGCTGCTTATGATTTTATTCCTTTAGTAGCTGGAGAAGGAACATACTACGTAAGCGCGTATGTAAAACTGGCAAGCGGTAACAGCACCGCAAATTACTTTTTAAGGCAACTTCAATATGAAGAACAGGGTTCTGCTGGAACAGTAGCTGCTGGAAACTTTGCCACTCAAAGCTTGTCATATACGGGAAACTGGGTAAGACTGAGCGGTGCTGTTACAAAGAATGCCTCGGCTAATTTTCTGGTTATTAGAGTTGTAACAAGCTCAACCGTGTCTGGCGAGATTTTCTATGTGGACTCTGTCATGGTAGAAAAGTCAAATACTTTAGGATCCTATTTTGATGGATCAAGCGGTGGTTTTTGGTCAGGAGCTGCAAATGCTAGTTTTAGCGGAGCAACTCCTTATTAAATTAACCTAATTTTAGGTAGTATAAATAGGCATTTTTTGTCCTTTTATGATAATATCTATACATAGAAAAGACACTACAACGAAACGAAGAAAGGTGCCTTATAAACATGAAGGTAGCAATTTACACAATCGCGCTTAACGAACTACAGTTTGTTCAACCGTGGTACGACTCTGCAAAGGAGGCAGACTACCTTTTAATTGCAGACACTGGCTCAACTGATGGAACCATCGAGGCTGCCAAGGAACTTGGAATAAACGTTGTTAACGTTGTAGTAAAGCCGTGGAGATTTGATATGGGACGCAACGCGTCTCTTGCTGCGTTACCCGCTGACGTAGACTACTGTATTGCGTTAGACATGGACGAAGTACTTCTTCCAGGTTGGCGTAAGGAGCTCGAGAAGGCGCATGAGCAAGGTTGGACTCGTCCGCGTTACGAATACACATGGTCATGGAACAATGATGGGACGCCTGGCTTAATCTACGGTGGAGACAAGATTCATAAGCGTTTCGGGTATCGTTGGAAGCACCCAGTTCATGAGGTTCTTATGACATACGGTGACACAGAAGAAACACAAGGCTGGACAGGATTAAAGATTCATCATCACGCTGATAACACAAAACCACGCTCACAGTATCTTCCATTATTAAAGTTTGCAGTCCAGGAGGATCTAACTGATGACCGCAACGCGTTTTACTACGCACGAGAACTTTACTTCTACGGGCACAATGAGGAAGCAATACAAGAATTTAAGCGTCATCTCGCGTTGCCAAGAGCAGTGTGGCCGCCAGAGCGCGCCGCGTCAATGCGCTACCTCGGTAAGCTTGAAAAAGATAAAACAGAGTACTGGGCGAATCGCGCTGCCGAGGAATCTCCTGGACGACGTGAACCTTACGTTGATCTTGCAAAGTATTACTACGAAAAAAATGATTGGCAAAAGTGCTATGACTCTGCTGTAAAGGCTCTCGAGATAAAAGAAAGACCGTTAGAGTATCTCAATGAGGCTGAGTCTTGGGGTCATACTCCACACGACATGCTTGCAATAGCAGCGTATCATCTAAAGGATTTTGCTACCGCTGTTGAACACGGACAAAAGGCAGTTGACCTATGTCCACCTGAGGAAAAAACTAGGCTTTCTTCAAATCTTTCTTTTTACGTTTCTTCTCTAGGCGAGCTTTCTTCTTAGCCTTATCACGAGCTTGACGTTCTAGTTTTTCATTACGCTCAACGTGATACGCGTCTACTGCGTTTGCACTCGTTCGTGAGCGCCAGGTAAAATCACACGCAGTGCAGTGAACTAGTCTCATTGTTGCCCAACGTCCGCCGTTAGGCGTATCAACAACTAGCGTCTCTAGCTTATTAGGACGAGCTGTGCAATAAGGACATTGAGGGTATCGTTGACGACGGGATTCCTGACCACTCCATGAAACGCTAAGCGCGCGACGAATTTCACCTTCATCTTTTCCTCCCCAGATTCCCCAGATCTGTCGATGTTCTAGTGCCCACTTAAGACAGTCTTTTCTTGCAGGACAAAGAAAGCAAAGATTTTTTGCTTGATATTTTTCTGTTGGCTCTGTTGAAAAGAAAAAATCACGTAAACCTTCATTTTCCTTAAGCGCGCAAATGGCTTCCTTTTGCCAGCTTAAGTCGGAAACTCGACTCATCTTGTTTGTCAGCTAAGTTCTATCCAAGTATACGGAACTGCAACCTCGACTTGATCTCCGTACTCTGTCTCTCCGCTTTCATCACACTTAGTAAACTCTAGATCGCCATCAACAAAGCCAACATAACCTTTAACTATGTGCCCATCATCAATAGATCTAAAACCATTTCCCAGTGTAAAGACGATACCTTCTCTTTGTATAGCAGAGGCTAAGGCGCGACGAACTACTTCATTTTCTAGATCTACATCACCTTCTGTACCAAATATGACTAAAGGAGAGGTAGAGGCAGTGTAACCGTTACCAGACCATACCTGCCATAAGGCCTGACCAGCTCTTGAATCTCTCATAGATACATTGTATCTTGAGTCTCGCTCGTTTGTATTGAAAACACCGACAATTTTTTGCCATAAAGATTATATGGACCTGGGTGTGAAAGTGTCTCTAAACGCGACTGAGCGCGTGTCTACATGTCGTTAAACGTGCCTAAGTACAGGTTACTGTCCTTATCGGGCCAAAGGTACTGGTAGTGGGCAGGTCTTGAGCCCGTGTCCTCTGGCCAGCCAAACTGTGAGTACCATGAATAATCTTTACGTAGTAAGGCAACGCGATGGGTAGATGCAACCTGCTCAAACTTATCCTTATCAGAGATCCAACCAGGGACAGACAACGTGTCATTAGCTCGTCCCATGCTTACTGCTAAGTCATACGTTCTATAGATCTTAGGGAGCATTGTTGATTTGAACCCACGTTTACGCCACTCAAAGTATGTCGCCGCAAGGTAGGAGACTAGAAGCTTTTCATGCCCACGCCACATGTGCGCAACAGGGTGGTTGACCCAGCCTTTAGGGTCACGGTGATTACCCTGCGGGTCAAGCTCTGTAAGCGCAAGTAAAACCTGCCAGCCTTCAAGTGTTTGCTTGTGAAGGCGCTTGTTATCTAGCTCGTATGCAATACGCTCAAAAGAGTCAGTATGTGGAACGAAGGTTTGCATGTAGTACGTCCTTTGTCATTTGGTAAATAAATTATATCAGGAAATATCTGAGTCTGGAAAGGTATTTAGATCCTCTAGGTTAAGGGACTCGGCCTCGTATTGAACCTCATCGTCCTCCATATTTACGTATATTCCTACGATGGTAATATCACCGCAACGAGCACATACGTTTATCTGGCCTGTCTCAAGAGACTCCGGAACTGTCACCGCAATTAGTTTTGATATTAAACTTCCATCATTTCCAACAGACTCCGGTTCCCATTGGGTATTAAACTCAAGATAGCACTTTTCACACTGTGGATAGGCTTTATCTGTCATGCGTAGCGCTTCTTTGCAGCGTGTCGTGAGAAGCCTTTATCAGTGTCTATAAGCCATTCACGATCTCCGATTAGTTCACCTTGTGACCCATTAGGTTCCCCGCTTAGAGAGGCAACTACGGCGTCTCCAAGCCACTTAGCAGCGTGCACTGGGACTGCCTTTCCCCACACAGCCTGCATTGCTGAATAACTTTTTGCACCTTCAATATCCCAGTCATCAGGCAAACCTTGCATACGTGCACACTCGCGGTGCGTTAAAAGACGAGGTTCAGTTGGGTGAACGACGTGATCTAGTGCAGAGCCAGTAAGAACGTTGCACCAATGATCTTCCTTCCAGCGATACGGCTGTGAAAAACCAAGCTTGTAGTTCTTACGAACTACGCGGGCAGATATATCAATCCACTTCTGAGGAAACTTGCCATCATTCATTTCAACGGCTTTCTTTATAGCTCCGCCAAGATCTCCGTTTCCTGGCCAACCATCATTGCCAATGATGTCAAAAACTTCTTGAATTCTTTGTGAGTGAATAGTGTTTTTTCCAATGTGCCCATTTACCTTGCCATTTTGTGACCGCAAGGTTTTAGTAAACTTAGAATGTTTTTCAATATACTTCTGCTCTTCCCACTGATGCGGTAGTTTAGCAAGATCTCCGATGATGTCCATGATCTTGGGAAACTCTTTTGGCTCAGTTACCTGTGCGCCAAACTTCATTCCTTTGCGCACCGCAACCCAGAAGTAGCGTGGACGATATGAGAATCCTCCAAGTTGAAGGTTGTTTTGTTTTACGTGGTATAAATCATATTTCTTACCAGAGATGTCTTCTACCATAAGACGATACTTGTTCATTACGTCTCGCCCTTGCGTGTAGGCTTGTTGAACGCACTCAAATACGATTACCTTTGGCGCAACACGTCCAGCGTACTTCATAAATGCGCGCGTGTGCTCGTGTGCTGCAGAATCAGGACCGCGATTAGCAGGACCAGACCATACCGACCAGCCAGAGCAAGGAGGGCAACCTACGACTACGTCAGCCTTTTGTACCGGCCACTCGTTAGGGTCATCTGAGA